ATTAGAATTTATTTTTAATTTGTTGGGTTCTGAGAGTAATGAAATCACCCTTAGTGCCGGATTGCTTAAATCGTTGGTTAAGATCTTTAAGTGCCTTAACTGACTTTCCAACAGTTTTCTCTGACATTGATGCCGATGTGATACCCGTTTGTGGAGGATCTAACTTCGTATTCTTAGGAGCCTCTTGGATGGTTTTCCTTCCGTAGATACTATTAGCTGCGTGCGCCATTAGATAATTCAGCTGTGCTGATACTTCTGGGTCTGCGTTTTCTATTAGCTTCTCGAATCTTGGATCTCCAACCATAGCCTCGTAATTCTTACGAACATCGTTATCTTCTCCTTGTAACCATTTGAGTTCGTTCTGAGCTTGTTGGTCAAAAGCACTCTTGAGTTCTTTTGCTTGTTCAACTCTTTGAACTTCTCGTAACTGAGCTGGTAGGAACTTATCACGAGCTTTACGTGCGTTCAATAAACTTTTACGCACATCGGCTTTAGTTAAGCTCTTTCCTTCTACTTCTGTTACGACATCATC